TTAATAGAGCGTGATTTGCCGTCTTTAATACTAACGAAGTCTTCTATTGGTAAATTAGAAGCGGATGTCCACTCAGACCTAGCAACGTCTAGCAACAGACCTTTAATTTGACTTATATTATATTTAGATACTGAGTTGTAGGGTAATGTCAATTTGTTGCGTCGTAAATTTTCAACGACTATTCCTCTTTTAAGTGGATGAATGTAATGGAGATTGCACCCTAAAAAAGAAGATCCCTCAACCTTAATTACAAATACTAGTGGAAATGGATCAAATACTGATACATTGTCTTTTTCTGATGAATATTCAAACATAAAAAGATGTCCCTGTTTTGGGAATCTTCTAATCATATTGTCATCTGGATCATCACTGGTGCGATCTCTCATCTCATCTCTGATGAGACGTTGTGGATCTGCTGCATATCTTTTTGACAGTCTCCTGAATGCCTTTCTGTAAAAGAATGGAGATCTACCAGGTTCTACGTCAACTTCTTGTCTTAAATCTTCAAAGAGAGTTGGTTTAGACATTACTTGATTCCTAGTTCGTCTTCGGTTATAATTTTAAATTCAAGTCGCCTATCTTTACACCATTCTGTTGCTGCTCTCCATTTAGCAATATTCTTTTCATAAGTTTTTGCCTCATTAATAAAAGTCTTGGTTGCTTTATTATTTTTGGGTCTCTTTGGTGGTTGAGTTTGACGCTTTGGTTTAACTTCTACAACGTAAGTTTTGGTTGTACCTCCTTTCTCTTTTACTTTTATAAGGAAGTCTGGGAAGTATCGGTGGACTCTACCGTCGAGGGGTGATAGATATGGGATGCAAAACTCTTCACTCGCCCACTCTATAATATTCTCATTCAAATCACACCAAGCACAGAATTTTCTCTCCCAACTACTTCTACATATAATGTTATTTGGATTCCCCTTATACTTTTTGGGGAATGATGGTCTATACCTGCTCTTAATACTTTCGCCCATAAACTTGGCTACATATAATATACGGATCCATAGACTTATTTAGATGGCACGTTCATCAAGAGACTCAATACCAGGTGGATATTTAGGGGATATTACTAATAGTGTCGCGGGTGCTCCCATACATCCTGGAGTAAAGATATCAGATCTTAGGGCGAAGATAATGCGCCCCTCCTTGACATCAGTATATGGTGTTATGGTTGAACAACCTCCTGGATGGAAATATCAAGGTTTTGATAAACAGTTATTGGAGTTAACTTGTGTTGAGGCATCTCTACCTGGATCAAGTTTAGGGACAATAGAAACTAATAGAGATTATCGTGGAGTCATTGAGAAGCACGCATATTCTAGACTGTATGATGACACCATAGATTTTACTTTTATGGTGACTATGGATACTCCTCCACTTCAAATTGGTCAAATTGAAGAAACTCAAAATCCACAAAGAAGTTATCAACAGATTAGGTTCTTTGAAGAGTGGATGGCGTATATTATTGGTGATGATAAAAAGAATGATGAAGCAAGAAAGGCACCAAACTATCAGCAGACTGCTCTTAGATATCCAGAAGAATATCAGTCATCCTTGACTATTGTTAAGTTTGAGAAAGATCTTGGATTTGGTAAGGATACGTCACAAAATATTTTGGTGTATGAGTTTGTTCAAGCATTCCCCAAATCCATTAGTTCAGTTCCAATAAGTTATGATGGATCTAACGTTTTAAAAACTACAGTATCTTTTACTTATACTAGATACTTTATCTCATCATTAACTAATAAAGTTGATTCTAGATTTGCTAAAAAGCAGGGTCCCAATCCAAATGCACCTGGAAATGTGGATCTAAATGGTGACATTGCATCTGTTGCTGAGAGTGCCATAGCACAATCATCAGATATCACAAATAGAAGAAGCAGTCAGTGGTTGGGAACAAACTTCTCGACGCGGAGAAGAGGACTTGCCTAACAACCCTATAAATAAACACATGAATTGATAAGTTTATGCCATTACCTACTATATCAGCTCCAACTTATGATCTTGTTCTTCCTTCCACGGGAGAAGAGTTGCAGTATAGACCATTCTTGGTAAGAGAGGAAAAACTTCTTGTTCTTGCCTTGGAGAGCGAAGATTCAAAGCAGATTACTACAGCAATTAAGACTGTAATTAAAAACTGCATTATGACAAAAGGTGTGAAGGTAGAGAATCTTCCTACTTTTGACATTGAATACCTCTTTTTGAATATCCGTGGCAAGTCTGTCGGTGAAGAGATTGAGGTAAATGTTCTTTGTCCTGATGATGAGGAGACTTATGTCCCAGTGACTATTAATATTGATGATATTAAGGTCAAGAAGTCCGAAGGTCACGATAGGTTGATCAAGGTTGATAGTAAAATTGCTATGGAGATGAAGTATCCTTCTCTTGAGCAATTTATTAAAAGTAATTTTGACTTTTCTGGTGAGAATAATGTTGAGCAATCATTCGATTTGATTGCAACTTGCATCAGTCAAATCCTCACTGAAGAAGAAACTTGGGATCTTGATTCTGTACCTAAAAAGGAAGTGATTGCCTTCTTGGATCAGATGAACTCTAGTCAATTTAAGTTGATTGAGAAGTTCTTTGAGACCATGCCTAAATTGTCTCATGAGATTGAAGTTACCAATCCAAATACCAACGTAACAAGCACTGTCGTACTGGAAGGTCTGTCGAGTTTTTTCGCATAGCCCTCTCCCATATGGATTTGGAGAATTACTATAAGTTAAACTTCGCCTTGCTCCAGTACCATAAATACTCATTAACTGAGGTAGAGAATCTAATTCCATGGGAGCGGGAAGTTTATGTTGCATTGTTGAAGGCTCATTTGGAAGAGGAGAAACTCAAAGCGCAACAAGCAAATAATAGTAACTAATGGCGAGAACACCAGCATTTATTCGCGAATTTATACCATACTCCACCATTAAGCAAAATGAGCTTAAGTGGAGTACTTATGCTGGTAGCCGTATTTCTTATAACAGAAATCTTCTCGCTCGTGAGTTTGGTGTAGATCCTGATAGAGTATATTCAATATTTGCAAGGAATTTTAAGAAGCATACAAAAGACTTTCCTTTAGCAGCAGTAGATACTGGAACAGAGAAGAATAAGAGAGATTATGAGAAGCAAGAGCAGTATGTCCTGTTCTTGTGGAATTATTATGTTGTAGAGAAACCAAAAAAACCAAGTCTACCTAAGAAACCAAAAGAGACAACGGTGCCAGTGCCGCCCGTAGAGGATTCTTATGTAGACCCAGATAATCCATATGCTGGTGATATTGACGACCCTCCAATGATTGCGGAGATGAGTCGTATCAAACCACCAAGAGGTGGTGCATTAGTAAAACGTCGTGCTAGACCAAAGTCCCAGTTAGTAAAAAGGTCTGGTGCTCTTGCTAGACGTGAGGATGTACAACAAAAAACATATGCACCTCCAACAGGTAAATCTGGTGAGGATGTTCTTGGTGATTATCCTATCCCCCCAAGAATACTAGAACTTCTTGTTCAGTATGAGGCCATTCCGCGTGGAACTTATGTTGATATTGATTATGATACTTATTTGTCAGGTGTCAAGGAACTTATACGAAGATCAGATCCATCATATCAGTTTGCAGATAAAATTGAATTAAGCACTGAAGACACTAATTTACTTCAGGGAGAAGTTAGAAAAGTATCGAGAACAGTTAAGAAAGGACAAAAATTCCGTCCAAATACAAAGACAGTCGGTAAACCGACAAGAAAACCTGCAACAAAACCACTCCGTAGTATGCTTGGTGGTGCTCCAGAGCAACCACAACAACTTCTTCTTCCTCCTGGTGAAGATGGTAAGAAGAAGAGGAAGCGTAAAGCATCTCTTGAGGAGAATGTTGCTGCGATAAGAAAGTCTGTTGAGAAAATCTTCAAAGCACTTAATGGTCAGTTTGAGGCAATAAAGAAGCAAGCAGAACGTGATAGACTTAATAAGCAAAGAGAGCGTAGAAAGAAGAGAGAGAATGCTCTAGAGGGTGCTGGAAAGTTTATGTTGAAGCAGGCAAGGAAACTTGCCGCTCCTACATTTGATTTATTAGAAAGGTTATTTAAGTTCCTCGGAACAGTTATTCTTGGCAGAGCTCTATTTAAAGTAGTTGAATGGTTAGGTGATAAGGAGAATCAAGATAAAATAGAAGCATTAGGAAGATTTTTAAAAGATTGGTGGCCAGTATTACTGTCGGCATTTGTTCTGTTTGCAACTCCTTTGGGTGGATTGATTAGATCTGTGCTTGCAGGTGTAGTAAAACTGTCTATGTTTATGGCAAAGAAGGCGATCCCTGGTCTTCTGAAATTTGCTAAAGCAAATCCTCTTGCAGCAGCTGCTGTTGGTGTCGGTGCTCTTGGACTTGCTGCAGTTGCCGCTAATCAGGATGGAACTGCGGTCGTAAAAGATCCAGAGAAACCAAATAAGTCTCAGATGGATGAGATTAATGAATTTGGTGGGATGACTGGTGCTCCTATCAGTGGAGACATGTTGGGATTCAAGGGAGGTGGTCAAGTTCCAAGATACGCTAAAGGTGGAAATGTTCAACGTAATAAGAGAACAATGCCATCTGGTGGTAAGGTATCACAATCCACTGGTAAGAGAGTCAAGGGTGCAGGAAAAGACACTCAGATGATTGTTGCTCAACCTGGTGAGATTGTAATGTCTAAACCAGCAGTTGATAAGATCGGAGCACCATTCCTCCTTAATCTTAACAAGATGGGTGGAGGAACCAATCAACCACAGTTCACTAAATTGGGTGATCTTCAATTTGCTCAAGGTGGTGGTGTAGTTGGTGCTAAGGACATTGATATGGAAAAAGTGATGCAAACCTTGAGGGATGCATATATCACTCCTGACGATTTAGGACCTGCAGGAATCGATAATCCAAGAATTCAAAACGTAGCAAATTATCTCTATGGAATAGAGAAACTGAATAGTGAAGGATTGGATGAATTCCAAGTTATAGATCTCCAGATTGCAAAGAAATCTTATCCTAAGATGGATAGGAATAGAAGAAGGAAGAATCCTTTTGCATCTAAAGGTGAAACTCAAGATAAGAAGGAGAAGAAACCAAAGGCAAAACCCAGACCCATGGGTCGCTCTGCAGCGAAGAAGAGAATGGAGGCGAAGAAGGAGGAAGAGGGTGGAATGGAAGCACCTTCCGCCAAGAATAAGGTTGCACCAGCAGCGGCAGCAGCAGTCATCACAGGTGCTATGCCACAGACTGCACAGACGGCACCAGCAGCAACCGCTAAACCTGCCCCTGCAATGTTGGGTAAGGGTAATTTACCTCCTGCGCCAGAACCACCACAACCCAAGGTGAATGTGATGTCAGCAAAGACAGGTTCTCCTCCTCCTAGCGGTGGATCTGGTGGGGGATCTGATGGTTTTAGAGATGTGCCTACAAGTTTTGATACATTTTATCAGACTGATTTGAGGATGCAGATGCTTGCGATCTACGGAATCACTGAGGTAGAATAAAATGGCAGTTAATACTAATAGATTTTTACCTTCAAGTCGCGGTGGATCACTTGCAACAACAAGACCAACAGCAACTCTTGTTCCTTACAAGAAACCTGCTGGAGGGGCACTTGTAAAACAACCTACTCCAGATGATGAGGGAGATACAAAACCATCACTGGAAGAAGATGTTGCTGCCATTAGAGAAAAAACAAAGAAGATTGAGAAGATTATTGGTAAAACCTTAAAACTCAATAAGGACACAATGAGGTTTGAGGCGAGAACGAGTCAGAAGGATTCTCGTGCGGAGAGTGAGAAAAAGAGAGAGAAGGGGAAAAAATTTGGTATAAAGATGCCCAAAGGAATGAAGATCCCTAAGTCGGGATTTTTAGATAATATTAGAAAGTTTTTGGGCACCGTGCTTTTAGGTAGATTCATGATGTATCTCCTTGAGTATGCACCTAAAATTGCAGAGTTTATTAAATTTATTTCACCTATTGCTACTTTTGTAGGTGATGTTGTCAGTGGACTTGTTGACAAGTTGGTGACAGCAATTACATTTGGATATAAAGTAAAGGATAAGGTAGAAGAGGTAACTAAAAATTTATTTGGTGACGAAGGACTGAAGAAGTTTAAAGACTTCCAAGGTTATTTTACCAAATTCATGAATCTGGCATTGATTGCCGTCATGGTTGGAGCAACCGCTGCTAATGATGCTGGAATTGGTAAAAAAAGATTGGGTGGAAAGGCGGGGCAGGATTTAAAAGGTAGAAAAACTAGTACATCTGCTCAGCAGAGATACCGTCGTAGATTTGG